TCTCAAGGCCAGCCCTCTCATAGGCTTCCTCGAAGAGCTCAGATAGATCGGGGACGACGACTGCCATCTTCTACTTCCTGAACTTCGCGGTCTTCTCCGCGATCTTCTTGGGCTGCGCTACAAACTGCTTGCCCTTCTTGGTGCCCTCTCGCTTCGCGCGGGTAGTGGCGGCGTATTCTGATGGGGTGAGAGCTTCTCTTGCTCTCTTTGGCAGGTACCGCTCTCCGGTTTCTCGAGATGGTTTCCCGCTCTTTGTGCCCCATTCTTCCTTGGTCCACTTCGATAGGTCTTTTTGTGCCTTGGTCTTGGAGCCAGTATAGCCGCCGCCCTTCTCTCTGTAAATCTTGCCAGCAAGCTGCATGGCGCGGGCTGAGTGTTTTCCACCCAGCTTCGCCTTCGCTTGGGACTTGGCCTTTTCCCAGAGAGCCTCGTTGGTGCGGCCCATGGGTTACGCCATGCGGCCCTTGGTCTTGCCACGGACGCAGCAGCCGTCACCACGAGCCATGCCGCCCTTGGCCATCTTCTTGACCTTGCCGCCGTAGGCCATGCCAGCAGGCTGGCCGGTGACGTCGCCGACTTCCATCGCGCGGGCGTCCTGAGACTTCTTCTTGTTCTTCTTCATGGCTCGGGCAAGGGCTGCAACACCCAGACCGCCCATGAGGAGTGGTGCCAGTGGTAGTGCCATGTCTGAACTCCTTACTTTGCCTTGAGGCAGCGACCAGCCGCCTTACATTTTGCGGGGGTAGTGCAGTGGCCACATGGCTTGAACGCCTTGCCGCCCTTGGCCATCTTCTTCGGCTTCTTGCTCGAAGGGGCAGTTGCGATCTGCTTGCCCATGCTTCCACGACTCATCATCTCTTTGCCCTCTTCTTGGCCACGCCCTTGATGGTGCCTTTGTTCTCGGCAGCGTAGAACACACGCTCACCTGCCTTCTTGCCATACTGCTTCTGCATGGCCTTCTTGATCGTCTTACCTTTTTCAGTCAAAGGCATTGGTCACCTCACCATTTTACCTTGTCTGCCCAGTACGCCGCGCTCATCTTACCTTTTGCGATATTTTTCGCATGGCGTGACTTGAACGAAGCTCGCTTGGTCTTCATCTTCTTCGACTCACCAGCCTTCGGCTTGCCTGCAGTCTTTGCGCCCTGCTCGCCGAACCGGATGACCTTCTCCTTACCGCTTTCGCAAGCCTTCACTATGTGAGACTTCTTCGGGTGCGATGGCGTAGCCTTCGGAGAGTTGCACTTCATCTCGGACTTTTTGACGGGCTTTGTCGCCATCACGCCGCGTCCTTGATGAGGAGAATCTGGAAGTAGCAAGACACGTCGTTGTTGTTGCCCTTGCCCGTCACCGTAGCGGTGATGCACTCGCTGGGGTTGATCCTGATGGGGAGGGAGAAATCATACCACGCAGTGCCGTCAGCAAGAGTTGTGATCGCCGCTGTGCGCGTTAGACCATCCACCCCACGGAGCTTCATCTTCCCAACGACGTACTGGCTGGCCGTTGTTGTGCCGGTGGTGAGCTTACCGGCCAAGAGGTACCCAGTGTAGCCTGTGGGGCACGTCCAGTGCCCGACGAGGGACAGGTTGTCGCCGACCCCAATGGCGCTGTACGGCACGGCAGGGACGCCAGCCGTCACTGTTCCGGTGCCAGCGTAGATCGTGCCAGCGTTGACTCCACCGGAGCCTGCAGTCATCACGGTCATGCGCTCGATGGCGTCGTAGCTGTTGACGGTGTTGACGGCGGTCTGGCCGTTCAGCGTGACCGTCTCTTCGACGTAGCCGCCAGTGCCGTTGATCCCAAGGATGTGGACTGTGCGGGCACCAGTCCCAGCAGCTGCGTCATTGGTGCTGCTCGAGCTGATCGTCATGATGGTCGGCGATGCCGGGTGGCCAAGTATGGCTCCGGGGATCGGCCAGACAGTTGCCTCCACGTTGTTGTCCACGTCCGGGTTGTGGCCGAAGACATGGACAATGCTGTGGCCCGTGATCTGGCCGCGAGCCACCTGAAGCTCGAATGGCTCGGTGAGGCCGAACCGTGAAATGGAAGCGTACTCCCGAGCCATCCTGAACTCCTTACGACCAGAAGACGGTCGCTGCTGTCACGTTGGTGGCAGTCGAGACGTAGGGGTCGCTGCTGAAGAGGATGCCAGTGCCGGGCAGGAAGATGTCGTATGTCCCAGCCGCTTGGAAGTCCAAGTCAAGAAGCGTCGATCCACCGTTTCCGTTGGTGAGCGTGATGCGGCCAGCGCCGCTCACGGTCGTCACGACCTGCCGGATTCTGGCGCGACCGATACCGATAGCGCCGGTACCGGTCACGCGCTTAGAGTTGACGTCGTATTCGTCGGCCATCTAGGCCTCCTATCAGCTGGGCGTGACAGCGTTGGTGCCGTCTGCATCAACCCAAGTCGAATCGGCGTCAGCGCCGGTTGCGATCTTCAGCTTGCTGTTGGTGGTGTCGAAGGCAATCGTTCCAGCCGCCTTGCCAGCGGTGTTGATCGCATCGGCGATGTCGGCAATGGCCGTGGCCGCAGCGGTGCGAATCTGGACGTAGCCAGCAGTTGCATCGAGACTGCCGGTGACGACGCCAGTGACGTTTCCGGTGACGTTCCCGGTGACAGCGCCAACAAAGCCGTTGGTCGAAGTGACCGGTCCCGAGAAGGTTGTGGAAGCCATAGTAGTACCCCTTGCACAAGGTTTCGCCACGCAGTCTGTGCAACGTCAGGTGGGCACCCTGTCTGCGTAGCTGATGTCGCCCTGACAGAATAATACAACAGCGGCAGGCAAAAAGAAAGGGCGACCGAAGCCGCCCTTTCACTGCACCCCCGAAGGATGTGCAGGGGGTTATGCGCCCGGCGAACCGTACATCCCGAGGGGATCGCTAACGCCGAAGCTGTAGCGCTCGCGTGCTTTGTAACGGACATTTCCGGTGTCGAAGTCCCCGTCCATTCCGGTCTGCATAGCGACACGGACGAAGTGCTTCATACCATTCGGGACGTCGGTGGTGACGAACCACGCATCGTTGTCCGTCAGGTAGTGGTTGACGCGGTAGCCCTCGGGGATCGACCCGTTGGACTTCAGGGCGTTGACGTCGTTGTCGGCGGTGCCGACGCGCAGCTCGGTCTGCAGCAGACGAGTTGCAACGAACATCAGGGCCGGGGGAACGATCAGCTTGCGCGGACGGGCAGCGATCAGCAGGCCACGCTCGTCACGGAACGCAGCAATGTCGATCACAGCCTGCTCGAGCGAGGTCTCGTTCAGGTCAGCGTCAACCGAAGGACGGTTGGCGTTGTTGCCACCGGCCACGGTGGGGTGGGTGGTGCTGAACAGGTAAGCACCGTCGCCCGACTGGAACACGTCGAAGCCGGTGTTCAGCAGCGAAGCCGCCTTGACCTGCTTGGTGTAGGCCATGGCGCGAGCCAGTGCCTTCGTGTAACGAGCCGACAGCGAGTCGTACAGGTTGTCTTCCATCGCCTCTTCGGTGATGGAGAAGCCCATCGCCACAGTCTCGTGGTTGTAACGAGCAGTGAACGATTCCTGTGCATTGTCGTAGGTAATGGCCGAACCTTCCGGTTTCACCGGGGCTGCACCAAAACCAGACAATTTAACCTCTTCCTCGAATGAACGCTCCGAAGTTTCGGTCTCGTAGATTTCCGCATGCTCGTCTTCGTACTTGCTGTACTCAAGACCGAACAATGCGTTAAGACCGGGAAGAAGTTCTTTGAGGGCTTGTGCGCGTGAAATAGCCATGTTTCAGCCCTCCTTACACGCCAACAGCAGCAGTGAGCTGCGTGTAGTTCAGTTTCACGACCAGCAGCGGGTAGGTGGTGCCAGCTTCGCCACCACGCGGGCCACCGACGTAGTCGATGATGCGCAGCGGAAGGTTGGCGTCCGTGCCGATGGTCGAGGCGTCGAGCGCGACACGCGATGCTTTGAACGTGGTGCTCACAGCCCCCTGAACAATCGCGGCGTTCTTGCCGTAGATGTCCAGCGAGTTGGTGATCGCCTCGTCAGCCTGCACGACGTACAGCGCCTGCGGGTCGTCGACCACAAACGCCAGAGCGTCCGAAGCAACGGTGCCAGTCGGCCACATGTTGCTGAACGTGATCTGGCCAGTCGACGGATCGGTGTACGAGCAGCCGACAAACACGCCGAGCATGGCGATGTCAGTCGAAGTGTCACCGGTAGCGGTCTGCTTGGTAACGGTGGTCGAGGTGCCATTGTCAGTGAGCTGAACAATGTCA